AATTGGTGGGATGAGGAGATCCACGGGGGGTTGTGTGATGACATCCAGCTTTGTGTGGAGGAATGGGAGGCTAATCTCCACTCGGGGGTTAGGGAACCGATGGATATCCTTGTTATGGCGTTTAGGGGGTTTGGGAAATCGACCATAGGGTGTGCGATTGATCTCTGGCTTCAGGTGAGGAACCCTAACCTCTCGGAGCGCATCTCCTCGTTTGATGAGTCGAAGTCGATCGAATTCCTCAACGTCAATAGGACTGTGATGGAGGGGGATGCGTCCTATGGACTGTTTAAGGACCTTTATGGCGTATGGTCCCCGGTGATTGAGGAGACGGAGTGGCGTAGGGACTCCCTTACGCATGTGATGCGGACGAACCGGTCGCTTCGTGATCCGTCGTTTAAAGTCTCCTCGGTCGGGAAGGGGATGACGGGTTCACGGCCGGATGTGTTTCGGTTGGATGATCCCATCGTCAAAGAAAAGATGCGCGTGGAGGGGAATTGGATTCTCAAAGCCCGTGAGCACTTAGCGGCGTCGAGGTTTGCCGTTAAGACCAATGGGATCAGGATCATCTACTTAACCCCCTATACGGATGGTGACGTATCGGCCAAGTGTTTGAAGGAGGAAGGGGTCAGGCGCTTCCTCCCTCATTCGTTTCCCCTCGACCAGGACCGATGGACCCCAGGGGGAGGGTGGAATGTGTTTTTCGTTCCCGCCCGTAAGGCCGATGGCTCGCCAGTCCTTCCCAAGGTCTACCCGCATAAACGCCTTGAGGAGATGGAACGAGACGATCCGGACGACTTCGCCGCGCAGATGATGTGTGACCCCATTAGCGGGTCGCACTTACCCCTTAACCGTGGGGACATCGAGGGGCTTTGGATCGACAAGGCCGATCTCCCGAAGGAATTGCAAGTCTCGGTTCATTGCGATACGGCGTTCAAAGCCGAGACCCGCCGGGGTAAGGGGGATTTTAACGTCATCCAGGTCTGGGGGCATGAGTATGGGACGGGGAGGGTTTTCTTCCTCGGGGCCAAGCGGTCGAAGGAGTGGACGGGGAAGGAGTTCGTAGAGCACTTAGCCGAGACGCTGGTGGAGTTGCATAAGGAGGGTAAGTGGCCTTTCGTCGTGACGGACGAGCGGGAGATGGGGGGTAAGACCGGGATGGTGGAGGAGTTTTTGAAGGGGGAGTGTGCCCGCTTAGGCATCCGGTATCCCAATTTCCTCTACCTCACGGTCAACAGGACGGGTAAAGAGCAACGCATCCGGCAGACGGTTTTTGCGTGGAAAACGAACAAAGTTCGGCTTGTCCACGGGGCGAAGGAAGTGGAATCGCTCATTTATGAGATGTGCCGGATAGGGGTATCCGCCCACGACGACATGGCCGACGCGGCTTCGGCGGTTTTCCACCCGTCGGTTTGGATGCCCGAGGTTAAGGGGGGGTTGACCGAGGCCTCTACGCCCAGCGCCCGCCCGTACGATAAGCTCCTCTGGATCCCCCCGGGGGAGTGGACGGCTGATGAGGTGCGTGAGGTATACGATGAGACGATAGGAAGGGAACGAGGGCCGCGACGAGAGGGGCTGGAGGAGGATGAGGCGAGTATTTTGGGACTTGGAGTGTGGGAGGACCAAGGGGGATAGGGAGTCCTGGGGGCAGTACGCCGCGACCGCGGGGGTGAGTGTGGCGTGTGTGATGGGGGATGGGGAGGAGGTGGGGTTTTATACCCCTGGGGACAAGGAGCCATATGACCTGTATACTCTCGTGCGACTGCTCGAATCGGCCGACGAGGTGGTGAGCTTTAATGGGGAGAGGTTTGATAACCAGGTGCTCATTGGGGCTCTTGGGTTGCCTGCTCTTAGGATACACCGTTCGATCGATTTGCTCCGTATCGTCCTCGCCGCCAAAGGGGGCGTTAGGTATCCCGAAGGTGCGTGGAAGCTTGATTCGATTTGCCGTCGAACGCTCGGGAGCGGGAAGGATCTCACCGACGGAGCGTTCGCGCCGCTTAAGTGGAAACAGGGGCGGTTGGGGGAGTTGTTTACCTATAATCTCAAGGACGTGTGGTTGACGAGGGAATTGTTTCGATTCGTTGAGCGGTATGGCTTTGTGATCGGCCCTGATGGGAGGAAGTTGGAGGTGAGAGTGGATGGCTCGTGAAGGGGAGTTTCGAGGGGCAGGGACGGTCGCGGGGCGGGAGGATCAATTCGTTCGGATATGTGTAAATTCCTTCGAAACCTCCCGAGATACGTTCGCCGTTTCGTATAAGCGATATAATCGGTCGTATAAGCTCTATCGAGCGTGGAAGCTTGGGAAGTACACTCCCTACCGAGCCAACATAGCTATCCCGATCCTTTTCTCTCTAGGCCAATCGGACGTGGCGAAAAAGCTCGACCTTCTATTCGGCCCAGGGCCGGTGGTTAGTTTCAAGGCCGGTGGGCCAGAGGATCAGATTCTCGCACGGCGACGCACGGCGCTTATTAACACGCAGTTTGCGGATGCGGAACTTTTCGATAAGTCCACGCGGTTCCTGCTGTCCTCTTCGATCTTCGGTACGACAGCATACAAATGGTTTTGGGACGTGAGGAAGGAATTGATTGAGTTCAGGGCCGACCTGGGCACCGGGGAACGGTCGTTCGTGGGGGAGCAGCTATCGTTCGACGGGCCTAACTGGCAGCCGATGGATGTAAGGAACATTTTCCCTGAGCCCGGGAAGGTGCGGATCAGGGAGATGTCGTGGCTTGTGGAGAGGTTCTTTCTCGACAAGGAGGATGTGAACCGCCTGGCGGAGTCGGGGTTTTATCTAAAGCGCGGTGCGGCTGATGTGGAGTATTCGGGCCACCCGGGGGCGAAGGATGAGTACCTCACGGGGGCTAATCCTGCCGTGGGGGATGGAGGGGATGAGTGGAGGACCCCGGAGCATCGGAGGCCGATTGAGATCCTCCAGTGGTGGGGAAGGGTTCCACGAGACTTAGCGGTGGATGGGGAGGTTAATCTCGTCATCACAGTAGCCAATCGTCATACCCTCCTGCGCGCTGAGGCGAATCCCTTCAATAAGATTCCTTTCGGGGAATACTCCCCAATGCCCGATCCGTGGCATTGGCATGCACCGTCGAAGGTGGAGGTGGCCGAGAAGCTACAGGTTTCGACTAACGCAATGGCTTCGCAGAAGGTGGATATCCTTTCGCTTTTCGCCGACCCGCAGTTTTTCTATAACCGACGTTCAGCCCCTCCTGCGCGAAAGCTATTTGCCCGTCCTGGGGCATGGCATGCGTTTGATGGCGAGGTCGGCCCGGCGAATATCCAAGCGATGATTCCCGACCTTAGGGGGGTCCAGAACCTCTACACCGAACTCGAACAGCAAGCGCAATGGATGGAGCAAGGGACGGGGATTGTCCGGGATGCGATTCAGGGTCTCGCGGGGCCAGACCGTGAGACTGCGCGGGGGTTCCTAGGCCGTCAGCAATCAGCCTCCGTAAGGCTCCTTATGGAAGCGCGCATCGCGGCGAATCAGTGGATCGAGCCCCTTGCGATGGAATTCGTCCGGATGAACCGGAAGTTTATGACCTTCCCCAAGGCCGTGAGGATGATCGGGGCTAATGCCGTTATTGATCCCCTTTTGTTACGCCCCGTACCCCCAGAACTGGAAATGGTCGCAGTCAATGACATGCTACCGGACTATGACGCGCAGGCTTATTCGCTGATGAGTTCCGTCTCCCGCGGGCAGCAGTTCCAACAGCTTTTGACCCTGATGCAAGTCGCCCAGTCGAATCCCATTTTGATCCAGCTGGTCAATTGGATGGCCTTCTGGCGGCAGCTTTTGATCCTCGCTGAGGTACCTAACCCCGATGAGCTAATGGGAACGGATGGGATTGTGATGCAGGCCGTGGGGAATGCACTCGCCGGGGCGTTGGGTGGGGGAGCGGCAGGTGGGCCTACCGGGGCAGGGGGATCACCCCCCGCCCTCCCCGCGACGGGTAATGTGATTCCGTTTCCCGGAGGAGGGTAAGTGGGGTTGAGGAATTTTTTGCGCCACGTCGATGTGCCCGCGCCCGAGGAGCCTAATCCTCTCGAAGTTGAGGCGCGGGAGGCGCTCCCGGATATCGAATCCCTCAAAGGGCATCCGGGGTGGGCGTTGATCCGCGGGTGGTGCGTGGAGGAGGTCAACCAGTCGATCGGGGAGTGGACCAAGGGGATTCCACACGAGCGACAGTTGATGCTCTCGTCGCGGGTGGCGACCTTAGGGTGGGTATTGGACTTGCTAGAATCGAAGCAAAAGCTGTACCGTGGGATTTTAGAAGCCGTTGGGGGTCTGGACAACCCAGAAAACGACGAAGGGACTACCCCTTTCATCGACCCTCACGAGCGGATTGAGGAGGTTTGAGATGGCAGAGGGCAACCCTCTGTTGGCGGGGAAGTATAAAAGCCCCGAGGAGCTTGAAAAGGGCTACTCGGAACTGATGAGGGAGATTGCTAGGGTTAAGGAGGAGGGCGTCAAGGCAGCGGCGAAAGCGGAAGCCTATGAGCAGTACTCCAAGCAGCTAGAAGGGGCGCTTACCAAGGTAGGGCCGACCAACTCGCCTACCCCACGAGCGCTCGTGGATGAGGACGGGCGGCTTGACGAGGCTGCTCTGTTAGGCCTCATCGATCAGCAGCTACGACCCATCAAGGAGCAAATGGGAAAGATCCCCGAGGCGATTGAATCGACGCTCGGGTCTATACTCGCTCCTGTGACCAAGCAAGCCCAGGTCAGTGCGGCGTTTTGGGGGAGGGAGGATGTGGAGAAATCCAAGTTCTCCCAGGCGGAGATGAGTAGGTTTTTGGGCGCGAATGATGGCGTTAGAAAAACCTACGAATCCCTTCTCAAAAACCCCGAAACCACCGAGGAGGCTTATACGTATGCGTTCACCACATGGGCCGCGACCCGGCCCACGCCGTCGTCGGCCGTGGATGAGCGTAAAAAGACTTCGGCCGGTCATCCGGCGGTGTCTGCGGGACCACCCGCTCAGGGGCCTGAGGATGAAGGCTCCTGGAAACGAATTCGTGAGCTTGAAAACGCTGCCCAGGCGACGAGGGATCCGGGAATAATCCAAGAAGCCTTGAAGGAGCGGTTCAAGGGGACGAAACTCATGGAGGATTTGGAGAATTACGCAAACGAACATGGGTACAAGCCGTAGTTCGTTTGCTTAGAGGTGAGAGATGGCGGAATTCGGAACGACCTACCTCTACGGCTTCACGGGGGCTAGTGCGAATAGGGAGGATATTATGGCGGCTGTTTTCAATAACAGCCCATACGATACCCCCTATTTCCAAATGGCCCCCAAGGGTCCGGCGAACCACACCCAGGTGGAGTGGCTAGAGGACTCCTTGGCGGCTACGGCGACCACGACCCGAGCCGAAGGTCAGGCGTTTACGCAGGACAACATTACCTCCCCCTCGCGGGTTTTCAACTGGACCCAGATCATGGGGAAGCATTTTATCGTCTCTAAAACGCAGCTTGCGGTGAACCCGATTGGGTTCTCGAATGCGTTTTTGTACGAGGCGATGAAGGCTTCGCGGGAGACGATGCGGAACTTTGAAGCAGCGTTTTTCCGCACCTCGGGTGGGACAGCGACTGGCGCGGGTACGGCGGTGAGTGCTCTTACGGCCAGGGTGATGAAGTCGTTTGATGATTTCATTACCTCCGAGAAGCACATCGTCTCAACGACCACGCTCGGTGGGACGGATGCGGCTTCGGGGGCGTCGGCAACGACCCTCCGTGAGCCCGTGTTTAATACGCTGATCCAGCGGCTTTGGGAAAACGGTGGAAACCCTAATTGGGTGTTTACTGCCGGCCCAGGGAAGAGGGCGATTAGCGGGTTCGACGGGTCGATTGTGGCGTCTGCGGGTTCGGCGGCGTTGACG